TGCATAATCAACAGACAATATAGGAGAATCAACTATGTCTGAATATCGAGTAAGATCAACTGGCGACGTCAAGTCTCAAGGACAACTACGCCGGGAACACTCGAACGTATCCCTTCCAAAGGTATGGGGTACAAATGTACACGAGACACTGGGTATTGATCCAGTGCTAGCAGCACCAGCTCCAGCACCGTCAGCTGACTACAAGTCAGTAGTTCGCAATGGCGTAACTCAGGATGCCAATGGTAACTGGGTACAGGCTTGGGTAGAGCGAGATATGTTCGCAGATACCACAAAGCATGTAGATGTCGATGGTAATGAAGTTTCAGGTCCTGGTCATGATGACTATGCTCAGACTATTACGGTTACAAAGGCTGAATATGAAGCTGAGTATCAAGCAACGTTAGATGCAAAAGCTGGTGCTTCAGTTCGTGCTCGACGTGATGGATTGTTAGCAGAGACTGACTTCTATGCATTGTCAGACGTTACAATGTCATCTGAAATGACAGCGTATCGTCAAGCACTGCGTGATATTACATCTCATGTAAACTTCCCTCATGATCTCGCGGATTCTGATTGGCCAACAAAGCCATAAATAACATTAAATAGGATCTATAATGGCAGTCAACTTTCCGGATAGTCCATCCAATGGCCAACAACATACTGTAGGTACTACGGTATACAGTTACAATTCGGCTAAAGGAACATGGGCGGATGTTGCTGCCAATTCCGCTAACACGATAATCAAATTAGGATCGTGGGAAATCAAACTTGATGCTGCCGACCTAAGATTTGTACATGGTAGCACCGATGTTGTGAGAATTACTACTAGCGGAGATATGATTACTTTAGGCGATGTAGATACAGAAAGCTCGCCTTAAACACCGCGATTGATTTGAAATTATAAATAATGCATTAGGAGTATATTATGCCACAAGTAAAAGACGCTATCGATCAACTGTCACAAGGTCAGTACGATCAATTTAGCTCAAGTGTGAGTGACCTGTTGAGGGATCGTCTCAAGGGAAGAATCGATAACGAAAAGTACGCTGTCGGTCAATCTATCTTCGCAGACGATCCGTCAATGGATAATGTTGATCTAGAACAATCAGAGGAGACTTCTGATGAAGAAGTTTAGAGACCTGTTTGAAGATAGTCCTGCACAAGACTATCAACCAAACAAGGAAGCAGATGATGAGGTAAAGAAGTACAAACCTCGTTCGAAAGGTGAAGAAGACTTCGCCAATATGCACAATGTAACTAAGACCGGTCACCCTGTTGCATTTGATCACCAATTCAGTGGCCACGTTGAAGGTAACCCAGACGAGCATGTAGGTGGTAAAAAGCATGCTAGTGGGGAGAGTCAACCTATCAAGCAAGGCTCATCAGAAGCCAATCCAGGTGGATCTACATACAACGAGCCAAAGCAATATGGCCGTGGTGGTGAGAAGACCCCTGTGATGCAAGGATCTTCCAAGATTAAAGAAGGTGTTTCATTTAGCAAATTCCGACACGCTCTTGATGAAGGGGTCGTTGAAACCTTAAAAAAGATCCAAAGCCGTAAGCAAGCAATGCCTGTAAAGTTTAAAAACAAAAAGACTTTGAAGGTGGACTTGACTACGGCTAGTAAATTAATGTCAGTGCACGATGCTCTTAAACCAGCCAATGCCAAGAAGTTTAGAGATTCGTTAGAGAAAGGCGAGTCGTCATTCATGTCGATGCTCGACTTCGCTATGCAGAACGCGTAAGGAATTATAATGCCTATTACTGTAAATCAAAAGAAGGCCAGCGGCTATGTAGTGTTTAGAGCTACGGGCAATGAAACTGTTAACCTATTAACCGTAGCTACGGCTGGAGAAACTGTCAACTCAATGGCGATCAGCGAAATTATATGGTCCGTTGATGCCGCTCAAAAATGGACAGTTACTCGCGGTGGCAATACAGTTGCTATTTTAGCTGGGTCTGGTCAACACGATTATCAGGGTAGCGGGATGCGCTTAGAAGAAACTAATAGTCAACTGACTGCTAACTGTAATGTAGCTTTGAGTGGCGGTGATGGCTATATTGTAGTCAAGCTACATAAGGTGTCAGGAGAATGAGCATGAAGCTGATCACTGAGATCAACGAATCTATCGAATACATTGCTGAGGCCAAAGATGATGGTAGCAAAGACTACTACATTAAAGGTCCTTTCATGCAAGCCAATATTAAGAACCGCAACGGCCGGATGTATCCAGCTGAGGTGCTTGATAAAGAAGTAAAACGTTACGTTTCTGAAAACGTAGATAAGAATCGAGCATATGGTGAGCTCGGCCATCCAACTAGTCCTACGATTAACTTGGATCGCGTAAGCCATATGATCAAAGAACTTACCAGAGAAGGCGACAATTTCATTGGTAAGGCTAAGATTATGACAGAGACTCCTATGGGTCGGATTGTGAAGAATTTGATGGATGAAGGAGCCAGCTTGGGTGTTTCATCACGTGGAATGGGTTCGCTTAAAAACAAAGGCGGTTTAGCAGAAGTGCAAAATGATTTCTATCTTGCAACAGCTGCAGATATCGTAGCAGATCCCTCCGCACCCGATGCTTTCGTAGAAGGCATCATGGAAGGAAAAGAGTGGATTTGGGATAATGGTATTATCCGAGAAGCTACCATCAGCGATTATAAAGAACAGATCGAGGAAGCTCCTTCTAGAGATTTGACTGAAGCCAAACTTCGCGTTTGGTCGAATTTTCTGTCCAAGCTATAATTTTTATAAATAACATTAGACCACAAAGGAGTTTTAAAATGTCTGCACAAGATATTCAAGAAGTAGAGCTCCAGGAGCCAGTTGAACAGATTGAAGAGTCTGTTCAATCAGAAGAGCAACTTGACGAGTTTAAGGCGTCAATGGGTGATCCTTCTGAGGTACCTGAGCCAACTTCAGTAAAAGCTAAGCCTCGCAAGGGCGACAAGAAAGTAGAGGACGATCCCCAGGATTCTCCTACTGCCGTTAAAGTACCTGGCACTAAAGCTGGTATGATTAACGCTATGCTGTCTAAGATGAATGAGATGCCAACTAAGCAGCTCAAAGCGTCTTATTCATCAGCAATGGCTAAGATGGAAAATGTCGAGTTTGAAGAAGACACTATTGAAGAAGTTCATAGTGCTCGCGACCTTCCAAAGATCACTGCAGAGGATGTTTCTGTTGCAGAAGACGTATCAGCTATGTTTGAAGGTACAGATGATCTTACTGAAGGATTCAAAGACAAGGCAACTACTATCTTTGAAGCTGCTGTCGTTGCTAAAGTAAATGAGCAACTAGAAAAGATCTCTACTAACTTCGAAGCTGAGCTTACCGAAGAAGTAGAAACAGTACGTAAAGAGATGACTGAGAATCTTGACCAGTACCTCGACTATGTTGTTGAGCAGTGGATGGAAGAGAATCGTCTTGCTGTAGAGCAAGGTCTCAAAGCTGAGATGGTCGAAGACTTTTTGAAGGGTCTCAAAGGTTTGTTTGAAGACCATTACGTAGAAATTCCAGACGAGAAGGTTGACGTTGTAGAGGAGCTGGCTGCTCGGACTGAAGAACTTGAGTCCAAGCTTAATGAGCAAATCGAAAAGAACGTTGAGCTCCGTGGTGTCGTTGATCAGTATGATCGAGGACAAATGATTGAGTCTGTAAGCAATGGCCTGACAGATACTCAAAAAGCTAAATTTGAAACCTTAGCAGAAGGTATTGATTTTAGTGACGAAGAGTCTTTCACTAACAAGTTAAACATTGTTAAGGAAAGCTACTTTGGTAAAGGCGAAGAAGTAACATCATCATATCAGTTGGATGACGATGAGCCTCTCTTGGAGGAGACGTCTGAGAAGACTATACCATCCGAGATGGCCGGTTATGTAAATGCCATTTCAAGATCCATAAAGAAGTAATATTATAAATAACTTTAGATAGATTTAGAGGAGACTATCATGTTATCTGAACAACTTATCGAGAAGTGGCAGCCAGTATTGGATCACAATGATCTAGGTGATATCAAAGATAATCATCGTCGCGCTGTAACTGCACAACTTCTAGAAAACCAAGAGCGATCAGCTCGTGAGTCGGCAATGGGTTCTGGTGGATACCAGATGCCTTCGTTGTTGGGAGAAGCTTCTCCTACTAACGCAATGGGCGGTTCTTCTGCACCAGCCACTTCACCTGCTGGCAACGTAGACCTTTTTGATCCAGTACTGATTTCATTGGTACGACGATCAATGCCTAACCTGATTGCTTATGACGTGTGTGGCGTACAACCAATGACTGGTCCTACTGGATTGATCTTTGCAATGCGCGCTCGTTACAACAACCAGTCTGGCGCTGAGGCTCTGTTTAACGAAGCCGATTCATCATTCTCTGGTTCTGCATCTGGCAACACTGCTTCACTTGGTGTTATCGATGGAGCTGCTGGTACTCGTCAAGCTGGCGCTGATCCAACGGCTCGTGCAAATGGTGCTAACTACACTGTAGAGCAAGGCATGCCAACAACTTCAGCTGAAGCTCTGGGTGACGGAGAAGCCAACCGATTCAACGAGATGGCCTTCTCAATCGAGAAAGTAGCCGTAACAGCAGTTTCACGTGCACTGAAAGCTGAGTACACAATGGAACTAGCACAAGACCTGAAAGCAATCCACGGCCTCGACGCTGAGACTGAGCTTTCAAACATCTTGTCAGCTGAGATCCTCGCTGAGATCAACCGTGAAGTAGTACGTACTATTAACTACACTGCTTCTGCTGGTGCTCAACAGAACGTTGCTAACGCCGGAACATTTAACCTTGACGTTGACTCAAACGGCCGATGGTCTGTAGAGCGATTCAAAGGTTTGATCTTCCAAATCGAGCGTGACGCTAACGCAATTGCCAAAGACACTCGTCGCGGTAAGGGTAACATCATGATCTGTTCTTCTGACGTAGCTTCTGCTCTTCAGATGGCCGGTGTTCTTGATTACACTCCTGCACTGTCTGTTAACTTGAACGTAGACGATACTGGTAACACATTTGCCGGTGTACTGAATGGTCGTATCCGAGTATACATCGATCCATACTTCCAGTCTGCTTCAGGCAATCAATACTACACTCTAGGCTACAAAGGTTCAAGTGCCTTTGACGCTGGTATCTTCTACTGCCCATACGTACCGCTGCAAATGGTTCGTGCGGTTGGCGAAGACACTTTCCAGCCTAAGATTGGCTTTAAGACTCGATACGGCATGGTTGCTAACCCATTTGCTCAAGGCGACACCGCCGGCAATGGTACAATCAGCTTCAACAACAAGAACGTATACTACCGACTTGTTGCAGTATCAAACTTGATGTAATAAAAAGACCTGTAAAGGCGTTTTTGGGGGGTCTCTTCGGAGACCCTTTTTTTTGTCTCTATAAATAGTAATAGAGTCTTATTGGTGCGGCTACACGCGCAATTATACTTGGCTCACTAAATTAGTCAACATGGTGATAGTATGGCTGCAACAGATAATCAACCAACTAATCCTAACTACCTGTCTCCACTTGGGTTTAGGTTTACTCTCAAACGAACCCCAAGTACGAGTTACTTCGTACAGAATGTAAGGCTCCCAACTCTTACTCTTGGTCAGTTCGATTTGGAAGACCCATTTGTCAAACTACCAACTCCTGGTACCAAGCTATCGTTTGAACCCCTAGACATCACGTTTATGGTAGATGAGGATATGAACAACTATCTCGAGATACACAATTGGTTGCGAGGTCTTGGCTTCCCCGAGTCGTATGATCAATACGGCAACTTAGTACGGCAGAATACAAACTCTAGATCCGACCCTACAGCAGTGTTCAGCGATGGTACTTTAATGATACTGTCCAGCCATCAAAATGCTAACATGAGAATAGTATTTGAAGATTTGTTCCCAATATCGTTGTCTGATCTGTCATTTGATAGTACACTAGCCGATGTAGATTACCTAAAAGCTACAGTTACGTTCAGGTACAAGTTGTATACTATTGAGAAAATCTAATTTATGAAAATAGAAAGTGTGATTGAAATGTGGCAGCAAGATGCCAGAATTGATGATGTGGACTTAGATACAGAGTCACTGAATGTCCCCGTACTACACGGCAAGTATCTAAAATTGTTCTACGAGCAGAAACTCAGACTCAAAAAGTACAAAATACAATACAAGACGCTCAACAAAGTGTTGAGTGAATATTATCGTGGTGAGTTAAATAATCCAGAAGACCTAAACAATATTGGACGCGACCCTTGGGAGAAGCATGTTCTCAAGGCAGATCTAGCTCAATACATTGAAGGTGATCAGGAAATGATCGATCTTGTTACCCGCATGGTGTATCAAGAGCAGGTGGTTTCGTTATTGGAAGATATTATGAAAAGCATAAACAATAGAGGCTTCCATATTAATGCAGCTATCAACTGGAGGAAACTCACCCAGTTCGGCGTATAGAGAATTGTTAGTAATTGATAAAGTGAATGAGACCTTTTTAAAGGTCAGCTGTAACCAGGGTATTTCTCAGGAGCTGAATGAGTTCTTCTCATTCTTTGCGCCTGGATATAAATTCATGCCAGCCTTCAAGCGAAGGCAGTGGGATGGTCGTATCCGTTTGTTTAATAATCGCAACAACGGTTTGTATGTTGGGCTTCTCCCTTACTTGAAAAGCTTTTGTGATGAGAGAGACTACGACATACAGTTCGAGCCTGGGTTGGAGTTACAGGAAGAGTTCTCCTTTCAGGAAGCAGTTGAGTTTGCTAGTGAGATAGACCTGCCTTTTGAGCCTCGCAAGTATCAGTTAGAAGCATTCACGCACGGTGTGCGTAACAATCGCTCGATGATACTTTCACCCACTGGCTCAGGCAAGTCTCTAATCATATACCTGCTAGCACGGTTCTACAATGAGAAGACACTCGTAATTGTACCTACTGTGTCTCTAGTTCGTCAGATGTACAGTGACTTCAAAGATTATGGTTACAAGGACGAGTGCAAGTTAATTAGCGCTGGGGTTGACAAAGAGTTCATTGATGAGAACATTACGATCACCACTTGGCAATCAATATACAAAATGCCTAAGAAGTGGTTTGATCAATACAATGTCGTGATAGGTGATGAGGCTCACCTGTTCAAAGCAAAGTCACTTACTTCCATAATGACAAAGTTAAGCGACTGCAAGTACCGGTTTGGATTTACAGGTACCTTAGATGGAACAGAGACTCACAAGCTAGTACTCGAGGGTTTGTTCGGCACAGTGAAATCGTTTGTCAACACTAAGCAACTGATAGAAGGAAAGACATTAGCAGATCTAGATATAAAGATCCTAGTGCTCAAGTACAGCGAGATTACTCGCAAGGCACAAAAGGAAGCTAAGTTCCATGACGAGATGGATTTCATAACGCAGAACCAAAAAAGGAACAACTTCATATCAAACCTTGCCTTATCGCTGGAAGGAAATTCACTTGTCCTGTTTAGCTTTGTGGAAAAACATGGTAAAATACTCTATGATTTAGTGAACAGTAAAGTAGCTAAAGGTCGTCGAGTGTTTTTTGTTTTTGGAGGAACAGATGCCGATACCAGAGAAAGTATACGTGCCATTACAGAGAAAGAATCAAACGCAATCATTATTGCATCATACGGAACCTTCAGTACCGGCATCAATATTCGCAATCTTCATAACATCGTATTTGCTAGCCCTAGCAAGTCTCGTATTCGCAACCTACAGTCTATTGGGCGCGGGCTAAGGAAAAGCGATAGTAAGACTGCGTGTACTCTGTATGATATTGCAGATGACTTGCAGTACAGAAAGAGCATCAATCACACTTTGCGTCATCTGTATGAGCGTGTAAAGATTTACAACGAAGAACAGTTTGATTATAAGATGTACAAAATTAAACTAGAGAGCTAATATATGGCTAAGAAAGGTAAGACCAACTATATCAATAACCCTGACTTCCTGCAGGCAATGATTGATTACAAAGAGAAGGTCGCGGTTGCCGAACAAAGCGAAAACCCGAAGCCTCAAGTACCGACTTATATTGGTGAGTGTTTTATGAAGATAGCCACGAGGCTTTCGCACAAACCAAACTTCATTAACT